ATAAAAACGTCTCAAACCACTAAGTGGTTAAAGACTATTGACCTTTTTAGTTGGCCACAGTGCACGCACACTAGATGGTTCCAACCAGGGAAATTCGGTCCTAAGACGTAAAACCTGGTATTCGCCATCCTTTAAGATGGAACCAAAACTGCCGATAAAAGCAGATTTGGACAACACGTGAAAAATCCCAGGTGGAAGTCGTCAGCGGCTTGCCGTAGCAAAGACCACTGAAATATGGCTTTTGTGGAAGATGTAGTATATGGGTTGATCTCATATCGCACACTTATAGGTGTGCTGTATACGTTCAAGCAACCGTAATTTCCATAAACACCACCGGACCCATCTTGTATAGAACCTGGGGCTACCAGTCTAGCAGCTGATCTGCTATACTGGGGCGTGGCGACGCTAGCTAATGAAACTGTCGGTCTAGGATACAAACATCCTTGACGGTTTTTCGTGAAGCCAACATCACCAGCAATGCTGTGGAGGCCATAGGTTAAAGAAACACTTTCATTAGCAATGTCTGATCGTAAACCTTCTCTACCGAGGGTAACAAAGCAAGAATCATCAATGTTCTTATACCTAAGACGTAAAATCATGCCACCACGCATCATATTATACATGGGAGCTATGAGTGAAATTATATCTGAACCCAGGGCAGAAAAAGCTCCAGAGTTTACAGAGGTGTTTAGTCGACCATAATTAACAAATGGGTCAACAGCAAGATAATAAAAGTTATCCTCAGAGTTCTGCTGCTCGCCTTTGCCCTCGTAATAAAGGGAGGTTCGTAGACATAGCTGTTTTAGAGATAACACCTGTTCTCCAATACAAAATTGTGATGTAATGACTCCTGAATTAATGGAGGAGCCACCAAGACCAGCGGGCTCATCGCAAAAACCGGATTGAGCTGTGGCAACATATTCAGGATTCACCTTCCACAACGGTGTTTTATATCCGTTACTGGGCAAGGCAAACTCAAAATCTGGAGCCCCGCGAGCTTCCACAATCATTTCAATACTAGATGAGCAAGTCTCAGGTCCTACTAATTTGTCTAGAACGAAAACTTTAAGCAAACCATAAGGATCAATTGTGCTAGTGTACCCACGAGTGTTGGCGTATGGACACGTAAATTCATACGTGTTACACTCTCGCAAGTCCACAATATCCTTGCAAAGGTAAGCAGTTTCATCGTAGGAAAAATCTGTGGTTACGCCGTCAGCTGTACCGGGCTGATAAGCTATTAAAATACGGCCAGAATGAAACTTTGTTTTAACGAATCTCAACTTAAAAACCAAAGAACCTTTGTAATAAGTGAATAGCTCATTCAAATAACACACAGGAGTTGGTCCTCTTAATACTCTACTAGATCGATTAAAGCACATATTTCTAGGGCTCAATTCAACAGAGTACAACAAATGGCCAGCATTGTACTCCGGTAGCCAAGATACTTGCGAGACATAACCATATTTTTGCACGACATATGATATGCTCATCTGATCGACAACGTCGTCAAACAAACTATCATCAACGGTAACTGCGGGTGAAGAAAATAAAGCCAAAGACCGAGCATTTTCAGGACCATCAACATTTGGATCATATCCGGTTTCCAACCTATTCATTCTGGAGATGGTATCGACGTTCAAAGGTTTCGCCAAACCCCAAATGTTAGCGGCACCGGACAAAATCGAGGTGACCCATGATACCGGCTTCGCTATGGGTGCCAGAGCTGGTATTCTACCAAGAATACCAGCTGTAGCCGAAACTTTCGACAAACCAATAGCAATAGGACCTGCAGTTGTGGCCTCCTTCTCACTTGGCAGACCGCCTTGGGCGGTGGGAATATCCATAACAATATCGTCAAAGGAAACCCAAACGGTATAGCCGCAGGTTGTCGAGCTGGTACCTGTCTTAAAAGATCCATAGGTGATCAACTTAAAAATGCCAACACCACCTGTGTGTGATAGGCGATCATAAAAGGGTAAGACACTAATATGAGGTATACGCAGTTCAGCCTCACCCTCGGTTCCTATATCAAGCATTACATGTGGAAGTTGGACAAATTCATAATCAGTGACATATATATTGGCCTTGTGCTGTAACTCAGGGTAATAAGCTAAAACAAACAAACCTTGTTGAAAGGGGGTGGCATTAACCTGAACCTTAACAACAAGCGTGGCTCTAAAACCCAAATACCCCCGCAACTTGTTAGAGTACAAAGGGTTGGAAATAATATCCTCAGGTGTGGTCAACGACATAATAACGGCAGGACTTGTAGTTGTTATAGCACCAGACGAGTAAATCCAAGGTCGCCTGAGGAAATTTGATAGCTCAACATTTGAAGTTCTAAGCGAAAAACCATCATGGGCTTTGCCGACAGAAACGGAGGTGGGCGCTGCAAGAGCACGTTTCTCATCATAAAAATTGTTAGTTAAAGTTTGCTCGCCTAAGTCACCATCGAGCTTTTTAGCATTGTTACGATCTGAAGAATTGTTGTCTGTTTCCATTATTAATATTTGTGTTGAAAAAATACACCGAAGCGCATAAAACTTGTTTTTGGTGGATCACAGAGTTAAATTCTATGTCCTTTTCTCGAAATAATTGTCCATGTTTAATGTGCTGGATAAACACATGTCATAATCAGTGAGGTGAGGGACGTACCCTAGCTCATGAGTGGACAACCGCAAAATCTCACCAGCATAACGCTCAAAAGTTTCACGTCCATGCAAGGGCAATTCGCGGAAGACCATGTCAACATTATTGCGCGTAATTTCCTCGTATCTGGAACCAGACTTGCTCCAGGATAACGGCTCTAATATTGAGTCAATAGCTAATGGACAAACCCATTTAGCTCTTTGCTCATTGTATAGAAAGCTCCTCTTGAGAAAATCCACCTCAGTTATGTCCCTGAAATCAGCTAACACCTCACCGGAACCTTTTCTCTCATGATCCCAAGTCATGCCAATTTTCTGCATGAGACCAGGAATGGTGTTTTGGTTAAAGGAGTCACAATGGCGCACAGCGGTCAAAACATCGTCCCCATAAACAATGAGTCTCACATGTTCGTCAAAAATCAGAATTGAGGCTACTGAATTGTTGTGAATGCCCCAAATCATTCTAAAGCACAACAAATTGTATAAACTATTGATAATAACTGTGAGAGGGTGACCGCTCGGTAAAGAACGAACCCACTCATATAAAGTTTTACCACTGAGATGGTAAGAGTTGACAACCTCTTCCCAGAATGTCATTCTAATCTTTTCATCCTCTGAAGACCAGCTCTCGCCGGTTTTGTACCACTGTTCAATTATATCAAAAATAGCCCACAAAACCTTCGGCACTTGGCTACCGTCGAAGCCTGTATAATCTCCAGCACACACATCTTTACTAAAAGTTGTGAGGTATTTGGCGAGCAAATCCCACTCCTTATAGTAATTAACCCCGACCGCTATGCCGTTAAATATCCTATTGCGCATAATCCACCGCGCGAACGCTAAAAAATATCTACGCGAATTAATTAAATAATCAATAGGAGACGCAAAAATGGCTCTTGTTGAAACACTCTCGATCTTGCGCAATGGTCGCCGTTCATCCTTGAGG